AGGGAAATCGAGCTAAACTCGAAAGTAAAACATTACGACTATATCTATAAAAACTCCGTGCGAAAAATCGCACTTAAAAACTAGATAAAATCTGAAAAATGCAACTTTCGCGTTGTCTTACGCACGAATGCGTCGCCACGGCCGTATCATGGCTTACCCACTCGTAACCGCTGTTGGAGCGGGCAAGTAGGTCCACACTGGACAATTTAGGAAAAACACTAAATCGAAGTCGGGTCCAGTTCCGACATAAGTGTCAACAAGAACATTTGAGTCAGTGGTATTAACCTCTACTCCTCTCTTGATTGTAAGTATAAACCAATCTCTATTACGTTCGTCCAATGTAGTGTCGAACAAAGAATATGATTGTGGTAAATTATTTGCAAGGAATTTGTACCTGCTATAATATGGCAGGTTAACAGACAAACCAGACTGCGTGTACTGATTCGTTAAAGCCATCCCTTGAGCGCCCTGCCGCTCAAGTCCTGCAGCACAATTGTTTTCACGCATCAGCGTGTTTGTGCCTAAGGTACCTGGGATAACAAAATAATTCGCTTTATTGCTGCTAGTTTCGACGGATCTACACACTCCTATACTCATTACAGGTCTTGTAGATTTTCCATCGTTGTTAACAACGTTAAACGTCCAGTTGGTACTTCCCTTAGTGCCAACAAAACATGCTTGAATCCACGTAATGGGGTGAACTCGTACATAATTAAAGCTGAAAGTACTTCCTGGTGTGAGTGTTCCATTTGCAACTTCGCCACCATTAACTGTATAACCATAAGGTTTAGGTGTGCGTTGAAAGGGAAAATTGGCATAAATTGTACTGCCGGCCCAATTCTCAGTGCGTGGAATCACCTGAGTAGAAGCTTTGCTCTGTCGATGAAGTAATTGTCTCAAAGATGTAATCTTCTCGCCATAAACCTCATTATAAGTATCAGAATGCGACACTGAGGGATCACCTAGCACGAACTCGCGCTTCGATTGTAGAACCATCAGCGTCTTATCTCTTATGTCAGCAGGGCTTGCAAACTCAATATTTTCAGCGGCTCGCACAAATACCAAAATGTCCACATCAGATGTGGCTTCTGGTGCAGTAAGGCGATTCACCACACGCACTTGGATAGTACCATTTATCGTACCATCAGGAGCGGTTAAAGTTGGTGAGCCACCGTTACTCCACCATGGTCCTGTCCATGAGCCTGATCCATCACGCAATCGCGTGAATGGCAGCTGCTGCATGTAAGGAACACGCACCTCAATTTGGTCAGTATCCTCTAAGTCAAAAATAATATTCTGGACTCTTGGATTTCCAAAACCAGGCATACTTGCCATGGCATCCTGCAAGGGGTCCCAACTGATACTCAACCGACCTCGGTGATATTGCGTCTTAATCACTTTGAAGCGGAAAATCAAATCACCACGCCAAGAATTGAAAAGAGCACTAATGTGTGACATTGGCACACTATAAACATGATAATTTGTTCCTGAACTTTTTTCATACAGTTGTGGCGTCACATGTGACGTAAACAAGACACTATCTTCCGCTGTTGTCGTAGTCCAAATTGAACCACACAAAAAGCTCTCTTTCTGACAAAAATTCGTTATATGCATTTGATCTGCAGTAGGATCGCCAGCATACGAGCTATCTATAGAGATCTCCTGTTTTGGTTGTAAACTGAGCTTATTAATAGGTTCTGAAATCTCAGAAGAAGCGAGTGTGTGAAAACTTAAAGGCTTCATTGGTTCAACATCACGAACATTTGGAACATTTGTGAAACCAAACATTGATGCAATGCCAGCCACAGCACCAGACGCCATCTCAGTCGCTTTAGCAAAAGGACCAATAACTGGCAAATCTGTCATACGTTTAGCAACATTCGCAACAGTCGATGCTGGTCCAGAAATCTGACCATTACCAACATATTCTTTCCTCGATTGCAACACAGCACTCGACGTTAGTGCAGTCATTTCAATATCAGTAGCCCAAGCATATGTGACAATATTCACACCCGTTGTAGTAACACCATTCGCTGATCTCAGTGCTGCATACTGTGTAAAATCGATCCTGCCCATATTAGTAAATTCCTCTAACACTGTAGCATTCAAAAAGTGTCGATTGTAGAGAAAAGGCAATTCAAGGACCGCAGATGATGTTGATTGTGGGTCTAACCAAACATGTGGTTTCTGTGACTGTAACACTTGGAAACCAGGGGCGTAACCATACGTTGATCCCGTTGTGTTTTGCACGTAGCCACTCATTGGAGTGTAAAACGCCCCAATGCTTCCATAATAAAATTGACTTGCGTTAATCGTAAACTTTAGATGTAAATTACATCTAATGTATCCAAAGCCTTCCAACTTATTACGGATGTTGGAATTGTTAAAAAACAAATTCCATGGATTTATCGAAGAAATGTTACCTGCTGCGGCATTCTCAGTCCACACGAAAGTGTGAATTTTTGTTGGACGTGACAAATACTCTGCCAAATGTGAACGAGTAATTAAACTGTTCGCAGTGGCGTCGTGTGGCACACTCATCATGAGAGCCTCAGGTGGGGTTTCATTAACGAATTGGGTTTGTTGACTGTTACTGCTTTCCGATCCCTCAGTCATAGGGTTTTCGGATTGTATCGCATTTAATTGTTCATTAGTTTTGCTAAGTCTGTTATTTTCGAGTGAAGAAGTCAACTTAAACTTCTCTACCTTACAGTTCTTTTGTGTCTCAAGCTCCAGACTTCCGTAAATACGGATTTTGGGGAACGCCCTAGCATGAAAATCTTCCTGGCCCATTCTCTCATCACATGTAAGAACTGAGGTTTGGTCTGAGCAGTAACTGCCAGGAAGGTGACTCTTTTGGCTTTGAAGACCTGTGTCATAGGCCTGATTCTTTGTGGAACTCCAAAAACGACGCTTATAGCCATCGTAGGATAAAACAGGATATTCCAACATTTGTTGTTTTAAAGAAGGGCTCTTGTCTAATCTTTTAATAAAAGAATTAAATTCATCAAACGCTTCTTCTCCATAGAAAAACATTTCACTGGTCGCAGAACAAATGGCCTGCGCTAGCTGTGTAGACAGCATTACAGTCTTCGATCTAACTTGTACAGTGATCATCTTAACAATCGAGTTAAACTCAAGACGTCCAACATGAACTCCCAACTTAACATCATAATAAAACGTTCTTTTGAGAAAAGGCGCTTCATACAATGAAATATAAGGACGGGACTCGGAGTCCTTGTCAGCCATGGTGTAACCCAATCCAAGGCCCTCTAACACATCCTTGATATGTGTGTGGTGGTATAATGGTCGTTCTGGACTCACACACAAAACGTGATCGTCACCTAGAATGACACCAACGACATTTTCGAAAAAGTCGTTTAGATCATAACCAGCTTTTTTATAGGCGTACATCAAATAAAAAATATTTAAAATACAATTAAAAATCGTAGTAAGCTGGTGACCCGATACTTC